TTTGTTTTGATGTTGTTCTAAATGTACTTGCATTAAGAACACTATAAGATATAAGTGACTTTATCAACCGCCTTGCAATTGCACTGTTAAGAGATACATTTGATATTATCGTTCTGAGAGACAATCGTACTGACTCAGACAGACCAAGAGTAATGCTTTTAATAATTTTAACTACGTTTCTTCCAGTTCTTCCAATTGTACTAACATGTCCACTGACAATAGACTGCGTTTTTCTTAGCGAATTTGAATTTAGGTTAATACCTGCAATGACTGTTTGAAGTAGTACGGTAAGCTTTGTTGCTAAAGAACTAGCCGAGGAAGTCAAGGACGATATAAAACTTCTAATGTATTTAGATGTAGAAACTATTACATTTACAATAGAACCAAGTAAGCGAGTAGTTTTTCTTATCGCTGTAGAGCCAACGCTTATTCCTGTAATGTAATGCCTTATCAAGTTCTTCCTAACATTACCAATGCCAGTTAGTAAGGTAGAAGCAAATGTTTTCTTGTTATCTTTCTTTGTGGTTTGCGAACCTTGCACATTGCCAAGAACCGTTTTATAGTTTTGCCCGATAGTTAAATTGCCCCAAGTATATTCCTTAACCTCACTCCACAAATGCGTTTTAATTATATTAAACGGGGAGTTTGCCAATTCAAATCACCCCTAATTAGAAATTGATAGGGGGTAATTGCATAAGCAATTACCCTTGGTTGAATACGCTTTTAATTGTGAACTGAATACTATCTCCAACATTAACATTAATGGGGGAGAATGTTCCGTGTAAAAAGCACGTACCAGAAGTTGCAGCATCATAAAGTGCTACTTCTGTAATTGCCTTTGCAGAACCAGTACAAGTGATAGTACCAACAACCTGATAAGTGTCATTTGTTGTTGATGTTTTTACTCTTGAAGAAGTACCGGCAACTCTTGATTCTGTACCTGGTGTTTGAAGTCCTGTATCGGTAGGTGCAGCAGAAGTAGTTCCTGTTCCCCAACCGATATACTTAGGTTCTGTACCGGAACCCATTATCCTATTTGTTATGATTCCAAGTCCATTATCCACTACATAAATCGAATCAGCCATCTTTTCAACCTCCCTAATATTGTTTGTTTTGTTTTAGCAATTTCACCTAAATCAACAATTGTTCCATCTGCCTTAACTATAACGGCAGAGATTGTTACATCTTCAACTGAATTTCTAGCAGTTATCATATATCCTCCTATCTTACATCTCGTACGGTATAAATCATATTAATGTCATATACTCTCATTGACTCATCTAGCATATCGTTAGAAAACTTAAATTTAATCGTCCTACCTCGGTAATTCAACTTAATCCATTCCGACTTAATAATGTTCTTTGCAGAAGACAATTTCTCTGGTGCGGTAACATTAAAATTAGACAAATTAGCATTGATCTTGTGTTTGTTATAAATAATAGGTGCATTATTCTTATAATAAAAGTCTACTTCAACTTGAAACATAATAGATGAAACATAATCATCATATGCGTGAGCTGTCAATAAACATTGTATAAAATACTTGTAGTTTATTGGAGAGTTTAGATCGAAACGCTTTGTTTCATAAACCGCTTCAATTGCTTTTCCCAAATCAGAGTAAACAGTTGGATCTACCTTAGCAGTTACACCATCTGCCCTACCAATGAACACATCAATACCATCTGTATAAAGACTCCTACCATTCCAACCTTCATAATACGTAAACGCTTGATTGCGGTATGAGTAAACAAGAGTTTTATCTCTTATGTTAAAAATACATTCGTTGTTATAGGCAATTGTGGAAATATCACTCATATCCTCTTTTGTTAGATTGAGAGGAGAACTATACAGGTCAACAACGTCAGTAAGAGGTCTAGTCATAAGATATTCAACAAAGGTAGTAGGTGTATTAAGTTTATAAAACCTGCCATCGTAACCAAGGTAGAAGAAAAAGTTATTCAACAGTGCTCCACAGTTTGCACTCATGAAACCAGTAGAAGAGTCCATCTGTCGAATATAGAATGGATCAGCGGATATATCTTGATATTCACTAGAGCCATAGATTACAAATATATCTGTATGTCTTCCAACAACTAGAGCGTTATCGAATACAACAAAGTCTACAATCTTTTGTCCGTCTGGTTTGGCAGACAGGCTAGCTCCAACAGGAAAATATATAGGAGATATACTAGCAAGTGCAGACATATATATTCCGTGAGGTTGTTCACTGTCTCCAGCAATGAATACCCTATCTTTATGAATAATTAGTGTATCGGGTTGATCAGGAATATATTGGGTTCCTGCGAACTCATCGTTGAGTTGATTTTCACAAGGCTCATAATAAGCGTAGTGGTTCACTGTATCCCACACCTCAGTGCCTTCCAAATGAGAAGAGTCTAGAGGGGTAAAGAAGTAGACAACAGTATCTTTGGGAACCTTTGCAGTATGTCCACTAGTAACAGTTATCTTGTTATTCTCTCTGTCAATCTCCGCAATATCCAAAGTAACTTTAGTTGTTCCAACTAAAAAATACAAAGGGTTATCGACAGTTACATAATCAGGTATTTGTTTTACAAAGAAATCTTTACCATTCGCCGCACCCTCTTCTGTTGTATATGAGTTTGTATTACAAACTTGATAATATGTAGTACCGTCGTACACATAGAGGTGTTTTCCGTCAACAAAGTAATATTTCCCTATATAATTCGCACCTTTTATTCTACCATTAACATCGCAGATTTTAGTCTCACCACAGTAAACTTCACTATCAGTAGCTCTTATCATCTGTGGTTCGCCAGTAGTAGGGCGATATATATCTATCCATGTAATTGCCCCATCAAGAACAAACTCATCGATTGCAGATGTACCATAACGTTTTTCCATAATCTCATCGGAGATAAACATCATGTTTTTGCAATCAGTGGCTTGGTTGTCTTGAATTGCCGTGTCACCATTTACGTTATTTAACCCACCACCAAAGGTAGATAATGTAAACACACTTTGGGGGATTGGCTTTGGTGATCTCCTTATATATGGTCTCATTCTGTAATCACACCTTTGAAATAGACATCTGCAACATGGTCAATAGCACTCATTGTATTGTCAACAGCAAAACCATTTTCATCAGTTATGGTGAGAGTACCATTTTCGATGCGTTCTACAATATTTGCAAAGACCTCTTCAAATTCGTTTCGCTTTTCCGTACCTTCATAGAATCTTTCATCTGTGTCAAATAATCTTGATGCAGCGAAAAGAGCAAGAATATAATGATACATGGAAGGTAACAACTTTGGCGTATCACTAGGGTTAGAAAGATACTCCATAGACTCAAATACATTATACTGTCTAATCCTATCGATGCCTTGGTTTATAAACATTTTTATATCAGCATCAGTAAAAATTCTTGAGTCAGTATCCCTTGTATAAACCTTAGTTAAATTTATCAGTTCTTGAAATGTCACCTTGTCACCTCCGTAATCTACAACAGTAGAAATTCTCTAAAAATAGCAGGGGAGGAAGTTATCCTCCCCCATATACTTTTATTATTGATTAAACAGTAACCTTAGCAGATTCAGTAGGAACTTTACCGGATTCAATCTGAACAGCATAAATTACATCGCCAGATTTAACCGCAGTCAAATCAGTAAAGCTGTGGGAGGTGCCAGAAGTAGTTGCAGTAGCAACCGGAGTACCATTAATCCACAGGGTCAACTTTGCACCGCTTACGCACGTACCAACGGCAACAGTAGTAGCATCTGCATCAGGTTTAGTGACAACAGGAGTAGCAGAGGCAGTTCCGCCAAGAGAACCAACAATACCCCTCCAATCAGACACACCATAACTGAATCTCATGTATCCTCTGTATTTAGCAACAAAGGTATCGAAATCTTCGTCCCACTTGAACTCCGGCTTGATTCTCCAGAAGAAGTTCAATTCGCACAGAGAAGGATCTATTAAGAACCAAGCTGTGTCAGATCCACCAGCTGCTTCTCCAATATAGTCGTAGACAATAACTTCAAGTGCACCCTTTACGGTGTTTATATCATTGTAGTCAGTACCAGATTTAAGCTGGGAATTTACAATTTCTTTAGCTGTAAATTCAAGTGCAGGGGAAACAACTAGCTTTTTAGGAGTTGCATTAATGAGATTTCCTGCTTCATCAACAGTCTCTCTCATCTTCTGCATCGCAATTTTAAGGTTCGAATCAGTTAATGCACCAGTTGTAAGGTTATCGCCATAACCAGCAGAGTCAACCAAAGGATGAGCATTTGAGAACAAAGGTTTGCCATCAAAGATAGCTTTGGCATTCAAAAATCCATAATTAAGGGTTTTTGCAGCTTCTTTTTCTACAAAAGCTCTACCTGCTCTTGCCATAGCAGCAGGGAACTTATTGATTTGGCGATACTGTTCATCATCATAAAGCTCTCTCTCAATCATAAAACCCTTGGTAAAAGCTTTATGTACGTAGACTCTTTCCAAACCAGGAGAGAGAGTATCGTAAGCAACCGTATCAAGTCCGTTGGCTCTCTCTGTCCAATCACTAAAAGCACCAAGTCCATAATCAGTTTCGACAGCTTTAGTAGATTTGTTTACTTTATAAACCTTTGAAAATTGTTCAGGAACTTCTGCGTAGGTTTCGAAGAAAATCTTTCTCAAACCAGGGGCTAAAAGTTTTCCAAAATTATCACTTATATGAGTATTTTGAACTGTAGGTTGTACCGGAGTAGTCATGTGTAAATTCACCTCAAATGAATGTTATTAAAGCCACTTTCTGTATTCCTCCTCCGTCAGACCCATAGCTGCAGCAACTCTTTTCTGTTGATCTGTAAGGGGGGGTTCTACAGATACAGGTTGTGTCTGTGTGGTTGTGACAGCAGTAGAAACTGCATTTTTATTAGCTTCAAGTTCAGCTTTTAGTTGAGCTTTTGCCTCTTCAATGAGTGCCTGTCTATCAATTGCGTCACTTTGAAGGCCTTTATATACAAACTCCAAATCGTCTGTATTTAGTTCGGCGGCCTTTTGGAATAACGCAACTTCGTCCACATCTCCATACTTGCTTTTTAATGCATTTAACTTCATGTCAATTTCAAGGGATTTTTGTTGATAGGCAAGTTTTTGTAGAAGCTCATTTTCTGGTGTGGCATAAGAGAGTGTCCGATTATACGGGTTCTCCTCAGCCTGTTTCATGACTTCAACGAGATGTGGGTTAGCCCTAAGGTAATCAAACAGTTCCTTTGCCTGAGCAAGTTCTTCACGCTGTCTTGCAAGTTCTTGCGTCTTTCTCGTATAATCTGCCTGTCTAAGGCCAGATTTTTTTAACTCAACAATCTCATCAACTGTCATCTTACCAATACCAGGAATATCAAATTCACTAGGTACTGTGGGCTCTTCGGTGGCAATCTCCTCAGCAGGTTCTTCTGTCTGTGGTACGACTGTTGCAGCCACCTCTTCAGTCTGTTGTTCTGCTACTTGACTTGTTTCCTCAAATACGGAAGTGTCAATAGCAGTTCCTTCATAATTCTCTAACATAATTACCTCCTGCCAGTCCTCTTTGGGGTGTTGGCAAACTCGCTAAATCATATCCGCTATTTCCGGATATTTGCTAAGGAGTTCTCCAAGCTCTTCGTCATCCA